GTGGCGCGAAGTTCAACAGCACAACGATCAGTCCTGACGATTCGCAGTTGATTGAGGAACAACAGTTCATCGTTGAGCAGGTTGCGCGGATGTTCCGGATCCCTGTTCACATGCTGCAATCCACGCAACAGGGTGCGATGTCGTATGCGTCTGTTGAGGAATCCTCACGACAGTTCGTCACGTACACGCTGCTGCCTATCATTCAAAAGATCGAGAACGCGTACTCAACGATGATCGTTGGTGACGGGTTCCTCAAGTTCAACGTTGACGGGTTGCTCAGGTCGAACCTGCAAGACCGCTACACGGCATACTCGCAGGCCATTCAAGGTGGTTGGCTTTCGATCAATGACATTCACCGGCTCGAGGATCTTGACCGGGTGGACGGCGGCGATCAGTACCGGGTGGCGTTGGCTAACGTGAACCTTGGTGCGGCGAACATTGTTGAACTTGAGAAGCGTGTTGATATGGCGGCGCGTCTGGTGCAAGTGGGTTACTCACCTTCCGCTGCGGCGGAGGTTGTCGGGTTGCCTGCCATTGATCACACCGGATTGCCGACGGTTCAGTTGCAGAACGCTACGCAGGCGGCGGAGTCCGTCGCGGACATTGAGGATGTGTACGAACCATGATCAGTAGCGGACAGGCAACGGTCGGTACCGCTGATCCGGTACAGATTGACGGCAACAGTGTGCAGTGGACGCGCCTGACGGTTCACAACAACGACAACACAAAAGTCATGTATCTCGGCGGATCCGCGGTGTCTACCACGAACGGGTTGAAGTTGTTGAAAGAGGAAACGGTGCAGATTGATCTTGCGCCGGGTGAAGCGTTGTACGCGATCAGCGCGAGTGGTTCGCACGTTATTTCGTTCCTGCGTCAAACATTGGTGTAAACATGCCGTATTTCATAACCGACGAATCTGATTGTCCGTCGTGGGCTGTGGTCAAGGATGACGGTGAAGTGATTGCGTGTCATGACTCGAAACAGTCCGCGATTGATCAGATGGTTGCATTGAGTGTGGCGGAGGACCTTGAGCCGGGTGGCGAGCGTGTGACTAACGCTGCGGTTGCGGTGATTACGGATATTGATGACACGATCGTTACGCGTGGTGTTCGTCCGGTGCGTGATGTGATTGAGCACATCAATGGTTTGCCGGGTGATTTGTTTGTGATTACGGGTCGTGAGGAACGTCAGCGTGGCACTACGTTTAGGACGTTGACTGAGGCGGGTTTGCGTGCGTTCACGTTGTTGATGCGTTCTGATGTATCGGTTGACCCTATTGAGTTCAAGACGTCTCAGGCGGCGCGTATTCAGGAGAAGTACCGGGTTAGTCATGTGTTCGAGAACGATGCTGATACGCGTGATGCGTATGCGGGTCTTGGATTGACGGTTGTGAATCCGTTGGATTTTGAGGCGCGTGCGGAACCGGGTGAGGTTTCCGTGGGTGATTTCGTGGAGTGGGATTCGTCCGGCGGCACGGCGCGCGGCCAAATTGAACGGATCATCACTGAGGGTTCACTTGATGTGCCAGATACTGAGTTCACAATAAACGCGGATGAGGATGACCCTGCTGCGTTGATACGGATTTTCAGCAGGTCGGATGATGGGTTTCTACCGACGGACACGTTGGTTGGTCACCGGTTGTCTACGTTGACTAAGATCGATGATCTTGAACCTCCGTCGGAGGAACGGGATCTACCAGATAATTACCGTCCGGCGTTAGAGGATGATGTGCCGGAGGGACGCGCCTGCGGCAACTGCTTTTTCTACGACGAGTCCATGATTCAGGATGATATGGCGTGGTGTCGTCGGTGGGAGGATTACGTCCGCGGGGATCATTACTGCAACGCGTGGCAATCTCGTGAGGGTGAGGATCGTGCGGAGAACATTCCGCAATATGTTCAGGATGCTGCGGCTCGTGGTCTTGAGTTGAACCGTGAGGGTTTCGGTGGTGACGGGTTGACGGATCAGACGTTGCGTGAGGCGCGAGCGATGTCGCGCGGTGAAATGTCTGATGACAAGGTGGTTCGCGCTAACGCGTGGGGTGCTCGCCATGCGGTTGATTTGGAGGCACCGAAAAACCGGGATCCGGAGCATCCGGAGTGGCCGGGTGCGGGTGCGGTTGCGCATTACTTGTGGGGTATCAATCCGTTGGATCCGGGTCCGGCGTTGCGTTGGTTGGAACGGGAAGTTGAGAGAATCCGCGATGAAAGGTCTGCGATGAGTAGCGTTGAGGTTCGTACGGTTGATACTGAGTTGCGTGCGGTTGATGAGTCGTCCGATGGGATGTCGTTTGCCGGGTACGCATGGCGTTATCAGGAACCGTCTCTCCCGCTACCTTTCACGGAGCGGATTGCGCCGGGTGCTTTCACTCGAACGTTGAAGTCACGCAACGACGTCCGCGCGTACTACAACCACAACGATGAGTTGCTGCTTGGTTCTACTCGCGCTAAGACTCTGCGGATTGAGGACAAGCCGGACGGCGGTTATGTGGAGATTGATTTGCCGGACACGGAACTTGGCCGTTCTACTGCTTATCACATTCGACGCGGTGACATCACCGGTATGAGTTTTGGTTTTTCTACGGTGCGTGATGAGTGGTCGGCGGACGGGAACGAGCGCACCCTTCAAGAGGTGCGCTTGCATGAGGTATCGGTCGTCAGTGGCATCCCTGCGTACCCCACAACGAGCACGAGCGTCCGCAACTTGAATGTGATTGCGAAGCGCACCGCAACGGATCTTGACGAACTGTCGGACGCGATGAACGCGTTGCAGGCCGGTGAACTTGATGAGCATCAAGCGGACATCCTGCGCACTGTCGTGGACAAGATGTCCGGAAAGCCTGAGGAACCAACCGTGCCGTTGTCGGTGCTACAGAAGCAAATGGAACTGTTGGCTAAGGCTTTCTAATCCTGTCAGGGGGGTGCATGGCTAGAGGATAAATCTGAACCACAAGTTTAGATTTATCCTAACTCGGGTTCGATTCCCGACACCTCCACACTTCGTTACTGCGGAGCCGCAGAACGATGCCGCTAGCGGAGCCGCTGCGGGTTGCAAGATAAACAATCAACTATCAAGAGAGGTATTCCAATCATGGAGTATTTGAAGCGACAGGTCGAGGCGCGTCAGCAGGCGTGGCACGCGGCCAAGTCTCTCCTTGATTCTGCGGCGGCTGAGGGTCGTGACCTTACCGCTGAGGAACAGGAGCAGTATGATCGGATGAACGCTGACATTGATCAGCGTTCGCAGCGCATTGAGGATCTGCAATCGGCAGAGGCTCGCGCGAAGGATATTGAGGCTAGCCTTGTTGACGCGCCGGAGGTGCGTGAGGCTGCGAAGGTTCGTACCGAATCTGATTTCGATATGGTGCGCAAGTTGGTGGACGGTGACATTCGTTCGTACAATTTCGAGCGGCGTGACATGAACACCTCGGACGATTCGTCCGTCGTGCCTCAGACATTTTATGATGTCATTCAGGAAAAACTAGTTACGGTAGGACCCCTTCTCGATGGAAACATCGTGACCCTGCTGAACACCGCTTCCGGTGAGGACATCAAGGTTCCGGTTGAGGCTTCGCGTCCCGCCGGTACTGCGATTGATGAAGGCACTTCCATCAGTCCGCTGGATCCGACGTTCTCGAGCATCACGCTCAAGAGCCAGAAGGTAGCCGTGCTCACCAAGGTGAGCCGTGAGTTGCTTACCGATAGCGGCATCGATGTTGTGTCGTACCTCGGTCGTACCCTCGGCACCTCCGTTGGTGTGAAGGTCAACAACCTGTTGACTGTCGGCACCGGCACTGTGGAGCCGAACGGCATCGTTACCGCTGCGGGTTCCGGTATCACCGGCGGCACCGGCGTTAGTGGTGCGTTCACCGCTGACAACCTGATTGACCTTGCGCACTCTGTTGAGGGTGCGTATGTCCGTCTTGGTGGTGCCTACTCGATGCGTCGGGAAACGATGGGTGCGCTGCGGAAGTTGAAGGACAACCAAGGTGCATACCTCTACATGCCTGCGGCTACCGTCGGCAGTCCTGACACGTTCGCGTCTTACCCGATTGTGGAGAACCCGGATGTTCCGGCTATCGCCACCGGTGCTAAGTCGGTTCTGTTCGGTTGGCACGGTTCGTACCACGTCCGCCAGGTCGGTGGTATCGAGGTTGCTCGCTCGGACGATGCTTACTTCGCATCCGATGAGGTGGGTTTCCGTGTGACCATTCGCGTGTGGGGTGACCTCGGTCAGTCCGACGCGGTGAAATACTTCATCGGTAACGCTGCCTAGTTATTGATGTAGTGCCGGGGGGGTAGTCGGAGGCAGGACCGGCTACCCTCCCTCCTGCCTAAACCTGCCGACGGAGGAAACACGATGGATCGCGCTGAGCGCAGACGTAGGAACCGCAACGGGGTTCAACCGATTGCGGGTATTTGGTGCAGCAACGCTGCATGGAGTCCGACCGGTTACGGCACGCAAACGAAACAGGTTGTGTCGCGGATGATCAAGGATGGTCACCCGATAGCGGTTGCCACGAACTACGGTCTCGAGGCAACGATGAGTGCGTGGGAAGGCATTGAGCATTTCCCGCGGGGGTCGGATCCGTAT